GTTACACAATCTGTGTTAGCTCCATTACATAAGGAAATTTTCAAAATTTTGAAAGAAATCCCTATGGATGGAACATTTGATCAAATAGCTCCTATTCGACGACTTCAACAGAGGTTGATCGATGGTTGTTATCTGAATGAACTTATCTATTCTTATGATTTATCAGCTGCTACAGACCGTTTGCCTGCTATACTTCAAAGAGATATCCTAGGAATTCTCTTTAAAGACCATAACTTGGCAACGGGATGATACAACATAATGACTCAAAGGAATTGATTATTACCCTCTACCCCATCTTTCCGACCATTCGTCTCGGAAAATATCATGGTAAGATATGCTGTTGGCCAACCTATGGGAGCTTTAAGCTCTTGGGCGATGTTAGCTCTCAGTCACCATGTGATTGTTCAGCTAGCTGCCATGCGTGCGGGATGGACTACTTGGTTCCCCTACTATGCGATCCTCGGTGACGATTTAGTCATTGCGGACCGTGCAGTAGCGGAGCATTATCAAGCACTGATGCGACATTTAGGAGTTCCGATTAACCTGAGCAAATCTATTTGCTCGGAGGTTGGACTCATTGAATTCGCTAAGCGTTGGGTAAGTGGAACTAGAGGAGAGCTTTCGGCGGTGGGTCCAGGATTACTCCTGTCCACCTTCCGGAACCTCTACCTCTTTCCAGTTTTGGTCGTTCACCTCTTCGAGCGCGGTTGGATCGCTTTTCCGAAGCAGGTTGAGAATGCAGTGGCATCACTAAAGCGTGTGCGACCTTCGGTCACGCCCACTTTTATGATGATACTGTATGTGACTATTGTTGGCCCATCGGGGCTGCTTCGTAACGGACGCCAACTGGCGGCTTTCGCCGAGAGTTGGTTCGAATCCGTTGCGCGGCTCCCGATGAGTTCTGCCATCGGTTACGTCATCCTAGCCTTTAAGGTTTTGGTTGAACGTGAGATGGCCAACAAATCTAGAACTGCCATAGAGAATCTAACCTACTTCACCCATCACTGGGCGGAGCGGCCGATCCTCCACGGAGGACTAGTCACAGGGTTATTCTCTTTACCCTTGATACTGATTTCGCCTGGCTTTTGGGTGTACCTTACTACGCTGTGGAAAGGTCGTTACCCCTCGTTCTCCTTCTCTCTCAACCTAGTAGGGTTACTTAACCCTGACTTGATTGGTCGAGAAGATGCTATCAAGTTTGACCTCTTGGGTATCATCTCCCTGTGCTCCATTGATTGGAGCGACAGAGAGACTATCCAGGCGCAACTCGGGCTGTCCGTCAATCTCTTTAATGAGATTGAGAAGCTGATCGATGCTGACCTTCGTGCGAGTTCGGAGCGGGCATTAGTGGTCGTGACCGATCCTGTCGAGCCAGTAGTGGAGGAATTCCACGGCTGGTACGACGGGTTCGATCCCGACGAGCGCATCC